CCCAAGTGTGCTTACCTCTGCGGAGGTAGAGCATATTTGTGGTATCAAGGTTAAAGAGTCTGAGCTCCGCGTTAACAAGCGGAGTGGGACAGAGAAGATTGAGCTTGCCGAAGTCCTTGGTCTCCTCGACTCACCGCCTATCATGGAGGCCAAACTGCACGAAAAGCCGGAAGTGGCCGCTAATCGTGCAATTTACGGCGTTGACTACAAACACTACTTGCTTACCCACATAGTGTTGTATGATATAGAAAAGCGGCTGCGGGTACGTGGTATTGATGTGCGTGAGCGCGCGTCGACTGGTATTCGCACTATGTCAAAGATGCGTAAACTATGCAAAAGTGGCAACACGATGCATTCTTATGATTTCAAGGGATTCAATGAGCAACATCGTCAGTCCGACGAGGCCATGATCTTCGAAGAATTGTCACTATGGCACAAACAGTGTCGTGGTGAGGACTCAGCTAAGATGTCACAAATATGTGATTGGTTAGCTGACTCACATCGCAATAAGGTCCTTAATTATCGTGGAACGAGGATACCTGTTCCCCATACTCTATACAGCGGTGACCGGGCCACTACGTGGACTAACACGCTGCTTAGTGGGGCATATTGCAACCTAGTTCGTGGGGGCTGTACTAGGATGACGGGCCGCGACCCCTGGGTGGAGTCGTGGCATCATGGCGATGACGTCGTGGCTGTAGCCCGCTCTCCCCAGGACGCCTATCGTTTTAACATGATTGCTGGTGACACTGGAGTACTGGGCACCACCGTCAAGCAAATGGTAGGTGATGGGACATGCGAATGGTTACGCATGCTCTATACCCCAGATGGCGGAGTGCGTGGCAGTATATGTCGTGCCGTCGGCGCCCTAGTGTGTGGTAACTGGGAGACAGAGGGCAGTAGTGACGGTATGGAGCGTCTCCGTGCTATCCACTCCCAGTTGTCTGTGGTTGGTCGCCGGGGTGGTGACTGGTCAAAGCTAGACAAGCTATTTGGGCTGCTAGGTAGTTATTGGTCTAAGGTATGGTACCGCGGCACAATGACGAGAGCAATAGATACTCGCGTATGCCACATAACTGCGGAGCAGGGTGGCCTAGGACTTGGGAGGTTGAGAGATGGAAAAGTCTTTGCTCTTAAGCAGGGCTTGCACCATTCCCGCAAGAGGCGGACCCACCACTGGGACAAGTTGCCTCGCAATGACAAGAAGATGTCGACGAGATATCTTGAGTATTTCAGGGGCATGTTGCCTGACTGGGCTAAGATAACCGCTATTGACACAGTGCGGGCACGTGATGCTCTACTCGAGAAGACCGTTGGATTGGAACTCCCCCGCAGAGTGGGGCTGGAAACAGCGTCGGATGGGGACATCCTTGCTCTAAACAAGCAGGTCTCTGGGGCAACATTGCTCGAAGTCGTTTCGCCTCCAATTCCTGTTCGCTGGGAGGACATGATCACCTGGTCATATGACATTGAGGTGTCTGAGGGTGAACGTGGTGCCTTGGAGAAGTACAAACAGTTATTGCCTTACGTAACTGTTGATGAAGGACATAGTAGGGAAGAGTTGGCCTATAGGCTAACCGGTAACAGAATAATAGGTGTTCAGAGGCCTGTTCTTGGTTCTTACAGATCATGGACAAACAGAGCTGATGGTGGTCGTATCCCACCTCTACTCTGGTCGTACTTAACATCATATCTGAAATTCATGGATATACATCCCCGAAAATGGGACTCCATGGTACAGGG